GAGGCTATGGAGATGATTGGTCTGCCACCGGTTGCCCACACTGGTCTGCCTTCAGTGCAGTTGCAGGGTGTCGCACAAGTAGATCCGGAGAATCCAGACAGCGCTTACAAGGATGAGGTGCAGTGATGCCGATTGTCAATTCACAGGTAACACTTGGTACAGCTGCGGTTGAGATTGTCGGCCATGACAATATGCCTCACCATGTAATCCTGCACAACATGACGAAGAGCAACAACAATTACATTTTTTTTGGCGGTTCCGCTGTGAGCACTACTAACGCGCCACACATAGATCCAGGCGAGACAATCCAGTTTGACCTGGGACCAGGTGACAGACTCTTTGCTGTGTCGGATCCAGCAGGCCTTGTGGTGGGCGTTTTGGATATTAGACAGGTTGATTAGTGGCTCCTTATTACATTGAAGAGAACAATGGTGATTGTGCTGTGGGGGAGTGGGCCACTGTGAAAGAGGATGGCGAGCTTATGGGATGCCACGCAACTAAAGATGATGCGATTGACCAGGGTGTTGCTATTGCACTCTCTGAGGATTCAACTTTTGAGGGTGAGCGTTCTGAGGAGCGCCTTGACTCTGGACCGCCAGCAGTGATTGTGGACATTGACGGCACTCTCATTGTGGATGGTATGCGCAATGACCGCGTGGTGAACTATGTGGAATCCTTTGATGACACTGAGGTGATCATTGTGACTGGTCGCGCTGAGAATCGCAGGGAAGAGACTGTGACCGAGCTTGACTCTTTAGACATTGACTTTGACCAGCTGATTATGCAACCGAGCGTAAACACTGTCACACCAGACTTCAAGGAGTCTGTGGCTCGGAGACTGTTGGAGACTTTGAATGTGATGGTGGCGATTGATGACGATCCTGAGAACCGCGAAAGATTCCGCGCTCTTGGGATTACCGCTTTGGCTGCTGACGAGGTGCCTGATGTTGAGGGTGAGGACCGAGCTGAACCTGGTGAGCTTTCTGTTGGTGACTTTGTAGAGTGGGACTCTTCCGGTGGTATGGCTAGGGGCCAGATAACTCGCATTGTGATTGACGGTCAGATCAATGTGCCTGACAGTGACTTTGTAATCAATGGGTCCGAGGACAACCCTGCAGCGCTTATCAGGGTGTGGCGTGAGTCTGAGAACGATGAAGGCATGATGGAGTGGAATCCCACTGAAACTCTTGTCGGTCACAGGTTTAGCACCCTGACTTTGATTGACCGGCTGGATGAGCGTTCTGAGATTCGCCAGGTTGACTTGACTCCACCGGCTTACATGCGTGCAAGCGCTCGGAGGGGTTTGCAATGGCATGAGGCTGGCCTGTCTGGTGACGGTTTGATGCCTGCCACAGTGCGTGAAGCTAGGGCTATGGCCGATGGTTCGGTCACAGCGGACAAGTGGGTCCGCATCAGAGCTTTCCTTGCAAGGCACATGGTGGACTTTGATGCACCAGCCGCCTCACCTACCAGTAATGACTTCCCCAGCCCTGGTGTTGTCGCTATCGCACTTTGGGGTGGTGGCACCACAAGGCGGTCTGCGCAACGCGCTATGGACTATGCCGATGGGGTCATTGGTAGAATAGAAGCAGAGAATGAGGGCCGAGCGAAGGGCGAAGCATTGAGCAAGATGGAAACACGCATCAATCCTGCACAGTTTGAACTGCGTGAAACACCAGAGGGCATGACCTTCACTGGTTACGCCGCAGTGTTCAACAGTGACAGTGAGCCTTTGCCTTTCATTGAGCGTATTGAGCCAGGAGCTTTCCGAGGTTCTTTGCGCAACCGCAACGACATCAAAATGCTCTGGAATCACGACGCCGGCCAGCCACTCGCCAGCACAAGGGCTGGCAATCTGCGCCTGACTGAAGATGACCGAGGCCTTTTCGTTGAGGCAACCCTGCCACGCACTACTCTCGGCAATGATGTCCGCGAGCTTGTCTCTACAGGGATCGTTGATTCTATGAGCTTTGGTTTCACTGTTGCACGCGGTGGTGATGAGTGGTCTTCTGACGGCTCTGTGAGGACTCTAAAGAAGGTAGTTCTCAGGGAGGTAAGCATTGTGTCATTCCCTGCCTACCCAGCTACAGCAGGCTCCACAGCGGTTCGAGGTTTAGACAAGGTTGCCAAGCGCGCAGAGGTTGATGCTGATGCTCTCGCTGATGCCCTGCTAAAGATTGAGAACGGTGAAGACATCACCACTGATGACCGCAACCTGATCACAACTGTCCTGGACAAGCTTGCACCGGTTGAGGCACCTGCACAGCTGGACAACGGTTTAGAGATGCTGGCTTTGAAGAAGAAGAAGCTGCAACTTTTGATGGGCTACTAATGGCTTCCAGGACTGATATTGAGCAGGCCATCCTTGATGTTGCAGGGAATCCTGTCTCTGGTGTGATTAGGGAGATGGCTGGGGCTTTCGCTGATGCCATTGTCGCGTTGGATGAGGATCCTGCTGACACACCAAAGAGGGTGAGCCCTGTTCAGGGTACAGTTCAGCAGCGAGAAAAAGAGACTCGCGTTCTTGGGGCTGTTGAACAGCGGTAGCGAGTTTCTCCCTGGCTAGTTTCCCCTTTCGGCTGGCCAGGGTTTTCTCTTTCCAGCAGTAAGGCTCACCTTACTTGGTACCATTGAGGTATCAGATTTGTGCGTTACCGCTGCTGAGAGCTGTTGAGTGTCACCACCGCAGCGCTACCACACAATCACAAACATATTGAAAGGACATTACATGTCTGAGTTCATCAAGACTCAGGAAGAAGTCCGCGCTAACCTGACCATGCAGATCCGCGAAGTTTTGGATGCTGCCGAGCAGGACAAGCGTGGAATCTCTCAGGCTGAGTTAGAAAAAATTGACCGCATTGAGGCTGACATCACTCGCGCTGACGAAGCGCTTGAGGTTGCACGTCGCAATGAGGAGCGCGCTCTTGAGGCTGCTGCAGCTTCTCGCGGTTTTGCTCCTGCTGTTGAGGCTCGCTCCGATGTCGAGGTCTTCCGAGCTATGGCGCGTGGAGAGATCCGCGAGCACTACTTTGGAACTGAACAGCGTGCCACGCTCATTCCTTCGGCAAACACTGTCCCAGTTTCGTTCTTGGACCGCGTTTACAACCTGGCTCGCCTGGTTGGACCGTACCTGGAGACCTCTGAGGTCTTCACGCGGACTTCTGGTGAGGACCTGCGCATCCCTGTGATGACCGCTTACCCTACCGCTGCTGAGTCTGCTGCTGGTTCTGCTATCTCTGAGTCTGAGGGAACTTATAGCTCTCTCCTGATCTCTTTGGCAAAGCAGGGCTTTATATCGAAAATCTCAAATGAACTTTTGAGCGATGCCGGATTCCCACTGGAGCAGAATCTTGCTGAACAGGCTGGCAATGCAATCGGTACGCGAGTCAACGCTGTTGTCCACGCTGCTGTTACTGCTGTTGCTGGTGTGGGTGGTACCGCTGGTACTGCAACCGCTATCACCGCTGACGAGCTGATTGACTTGCAGTTCTCGGCTGATGGGCTCGTGAGGCAGTTGCCTTCGGCGGCTTATATGGTGAACAACTCCACTCTGGGCGCGATTCGCAAGCTCAAGAATGGTGATGGAACCTACATCCTGGATGTTGTCACTGGTGGTCCTTCGACCATCCTTGGTATTCCAGTGATAGTTAATCCGGCACTTCAAAGCATCGCCACCGGAAACAAGCCAGTGTTCTTTGGGGCTTGGGACCAGGTGAAAATCGTGCAAACCGGTTTGTCTGTGGCAGTGTCTCAGGATGCATATTTCGCCAATGACATCACTGGCTTCCGTTACACCTACCGGCTAGGAGCCGCTGTCGCTAACGGCAGCGCTCACATCAAGGCACTCTTGATGCCATAAGGCTGAAAAGCTACCAAGCATCAACCCCTGCCGGTCCTAGTGACTGGTGGGGGTTTTTGCTATTGTGGGCGCATGGCTATAGAGAAACTCAAAGGTGTTGTGTCTGTCGCATCTAACTCACCAGGTCTTCCTACCGGTTACTCAGTGCAGGTGAGCATGCTTGTGGAGCGTATGAAACGGCATGGGATTCATGTTGGTGTGCTGTCCAACTATGGCAATGAGGGTTACATTGCGAAACATCGGACCAAGCATGGTGATATTCCGATTTACCCTAAAGGATATAAACCTTACTCTGATGATGTGATGCAGTTGTGGCATGACCATCACCGTAGGGATCGGGAGACTCTTCCTCACTTCATGATGACTCTCTATGATGTTTGGGTTTACAACGACCTGGAGACAGACATCCCCATCTATTCTTGGGTGCCTTTAGATCATGTAACTATGCCACCTATGGTGAAGAAGTTTCTGCAGAAGGACAATGTGACTCCGATTGCTATGGCACCGCATGGTCAGCGACAGCTCGCTGCAGCAGGTTTTGAGGCTGACTATATTCCGCATGCTGTTGACACTAAAGTGTTCAAACCTACGCACCTGTTTAGGGGTGTAGAGACTAGGGACTTCATGGGGATTAGTAAAGACAAGTTTTTGGTGACGGCTGTCATGGCGAACAAAGCAAACCAGATAGTCCACCGCAAAGGGTTTGCAGAATTATTCCTGGCCTTCGGTATCTTCCACAAAGACCATCCTGACTCTCACCTGTATGTTCACGCTGATGTGCTCCCAGTTGTCGGAGGCTTCCACCTTGGCACTCTCATGAAGTCTTCTGGTGTGCCTGAGAAGGCTGTCACTTTCGCTAACAGGGATGAGTTGCGCACTGGTTACAGTGATGCAGATTTAGCTGCGATCTATACAGCTTCTGACGTGGTGTGGATGGCCACTTATGGGGAAGGGTTTGGTGTGCCGATTATTGAAAGCGCTGCATGCGGTGTGAGATCTATCGCATCGGATTGGGCGGCCACAGCAGACTTGATGAGCCCTGACAGCTTTCCGGTGCTCGGACAGCCTTTCTGGGATTCTCCCCAGAGCGCTTTCTTTCAGATTCCGGTCCTTGCTTCCCTCGTAGAAGCCCTTGAGAAGGCATACGAGGCTGATAGAGACACTTCCACAGTGGCTAGGGAGTTCGCTATGCAGTTTGATGTTGAGAGGGTGTGGCAGGACCACTGGATGCCTTTCTTCCGCAAGGCTCTTTCTCAATAGTGTGGGTGAGCTCTGGCGCTAAACTAGAGGCTGGAGGCTTTTCATGGCAATAAGTAACGGATACGCGACACTCGCTGATGTGAAGGCGGCACTACGGATCCCTAATGCGGACACTCAGGATGACTTTCTCCTCGAGTTGAGCATTGAGGCAGCATCACGACAGATTGATGGTTTCTGTGAGCGCGTTTTCACACAGTCAACCGCGACAAGGATTTACAGGCCTACCGATGTGTTCACTGTGGACATTGATGATGTGCAGTCTCTGACTTTCTTGAAGACTGACAGTGACGGTTCTGGAGTGTTCTCGACAACCTGGTCTGCTACCGATTATCAGCTGAATCCTTTGAATGGCAGGGCTGGTGGTATTGCTTCACCTTTCACGCAGATCAAGGCTGTGGGTGAGTATCTATTCCCCATCTATGAGCCAAGCAATGTCAACGCGAATGAGGCCAGTGTGCAAGTCCAGGGTGTGTTCGGATTCGCCACTGTTCCTACAGCAATCCGGCAGGCCACCATCATCCTCTCCATGCGCCAGTTCAAGCGTTACGATTCACCAACAGGTGTCATGGGCTTCGGAGATCTAGGTGTTATGAGAGTCGGTTCTGTGGATCCTGACATCCAAGCCCTGCTCATGCCGTTTAGAAGGATGTTCCTCGCGTGAGTATCACAGACATTAGGGATGGTCTTGCTACTAATCTGGCAACTATCTCCGGCTTACGCACTAGCGCGGAGCTCCCAGATCAACCAAACCCACCTATCGCTGTGGTCCAGCTAAATAATGTGACTTATGATCAGGCCTTTCAGGGTGGCTTGGTACTTTACAACTTCACCATCACAGTCATTGTGGGCAAGGTAGCAGAGCGCCTCGCACAGCAGAGATTGAACGCTTACGCCTCCACAGGTGCAGGTGGTGTGAAGACTGCCCTGCAATCGGACAAGACCCTTGGCGGTCACGCTTTTGATGTGAAGCTTCAAGAGATGACTAACATTGGTGCGATAACATTAGGGGAGCAACAATACTTGGCAGCAGAGTTTGCGGCCATAGTTTACGCAGACTAAGGAGACATTGTGGCGAAGTTTTCAGCTACAGATTACGACATTAGGATCAACTCGGTTGATTTTTCTACCAGCCTTGCCGCAGCCACTCTTGACATCTCAAGGGAGCAACTGGAGATCACCAGCTTTGGCAACACTGCGCGCAGATATATTGCTGGACTTCAGGATGCTTCTTTGACTCTCAGCTTCCACCAGGACTTTACGGTGGGCTCGGTTGACAGCACCCTGTTCACCAACCTGGGTGGCACTGTAGCAATCACCATCAGGCCTACCAGTAGCGCTGTTGGCAGCGCCAATCCTGAGTTCCGCTTCAATGCGCTTGTGACCCAGACAACTCCCTTTGCTTCCAATGTGGGCGATCTCGCCACTATGGATGTCACTTGGCCGGTTGATGGTGCAATCACCAGGGGTACTGTCTAAATAAGGTAGTATCTGTGACATGAACTTCAATCTTCTTGTCACATTGCTTGATGGAACCTCCACAGAGGTCACTGGTGTTGCTGCTGACCTGGTGGCCTTTGAGTCTCACTTTGATTTGAGCGTTGCTCGCTTGAACTCTGAGGTCAAAATCACTCACCTTCTGTACCTTGCCTGGCATGTTCTGAAGCGGACCGGTCAGACTAAGGACACTTTTGAGAAGTGGGTTGAGACTGTGGATAAGGTGGAGGCTGGCAACCCAAAAGACTAGAGGGCTTAGGGGATTCTTCCGCGCACTGGCTCATCGCTAATATCGCTGTTGAGACCGGCATAAGCCCTAATGAGCTTCTGGCTTTGACACCTCGCATGCTGTTCACTCTGCAACGCGCTTTGGAGGCAAGGGTGAAGGCAGCCCAGAGGCCACGCAAGCGCAAGCGATAGAATAGAAAGCAGGATTGGAGTCTGTCTTGCTTGCTACTGAGATGCGCGTTGAGGGTCTTTCTGAGGTTGGCAACATTCTCCGCGATATGGATCGCAAGGTTGCTAATAAGGTCCGCGCTGACATGCGCGCTTCTATTCTTCCGGTTGCTTCGGAGATCGCTGGGGATGTTCCTGCAACCCCTCCACTGTCTGGCATGAATCATAACGGTGTGACCAGGTGGGCTGGTGTGCCTAAAGCTTCTGTTTCTTTCACGCCTGGTAGGGCTCGCGGTGGGAGCACAAGGATTCTGGCCATGAAGTTCACTGGTGGGAGCCGGACTGGTGGCGGTATCGGCTTTGATTATGCGGAGCTTGCCGGTAACAGCACCAGGCCAGGGTCCAAGTTCACGAAAGTTTACGAAAGAAACGGCATCCCAGGGTTCCAGCACAGGGTGTCAGGGCAGGGAAAGGCCTTCAACGCCGGTATACGCCGAGCTAAGCCCATCAAAGGCAAGGCAGGATACTTTGTATTCGATTCGGCTGTTAAGCGTTACAAGGGCATTGAGGGGCTTGGGAAGCGTGCCATTGAAAAGTATATGCAGGATGCAACACAACAGATTGCAAGGTTAAGGGCGGCACGCTAATGGCTATTTTCATTCCTCTGGTTACAAAGTTTGATGATCGCGGTTTGCAGGGCGCTCAGAAGGCTTTAGCTAACTTCAGTAACTTTGCTGTGGAGGTTGGTAGGGCTGCAGCTGCTGCTATATCTGCTGTGGCTGTGGTGTCTGTGCGTGAGGCTGCACAGTTTGAGAGCTCCTTTGCCAAGATTCAAGGTTTGGTGGGACTGTCGAAAGCTGAGACCGATGAGTTGCAGGCGGCGGCTTTAGCGTTAGGTCCGGCTTACGGCACTTCCGCTAATGAAGCTGCTGAGGCACTCTTCTTCATTACTTCTGCTGGTTTGCGTGGAGCTGAGGCTACAGAGGTTCTTGAAGCGGCAGCTATTGGTGCAGCTATTGGCCTCGGTGACATGGGTGCGCTGGCTAACGCAGCAACAGCAGCCATGAACACTTACGGTCCTTCACTCTTGTCTGGTACTGAAGCTGTTGATGCTTTGGCTGAGGCTGTAAAGCTCGGTCAGTTTGCACCGGAGGAGCTCGCAGGGTCTCTCGGCAGGGTTATCCCGATTGCGGCAGAGCTTGGTGTTTCTTTCCAGGAGACCACAGGACTTATCGCAGCTCTCACTAGGGGTGGTCTAAACGCTTCTGAAGCTGTGACTGGTGTGCGCGGTGCTATGCAGGCTTTCCTGAAGCCCACTAAAGAAGCTGCAGACATGATGGCTGAGTATGGGTTTACCAGCCAGGAGGTTAGTGACTCCATTGAGAGTGAAGGTTTCCTTGCAACACTGGTGAAACTGCGTGATGCTTTCGGTGACAATGAGGAAGACTTCTCTAGAGTTATTGGATCTATTGAAGGACTCAGCGCAGCGTTCTCTTTGACTGGTGCGAACATTGAGACAAACACTGACATCATTGCGCAAGCCACTGACGGTATCGGCATCATGGGGGATGCGCTGGATATTGTCTCTGAGACTTCAGAGTTCAAGTTCAATAAGGCGATGGAAACGACAAAGAACAGTCTCATCGCTATTGGTACTGAACTTCTTGACAGAATCAATCCTTACCTTGAAGACTTTGCACTTTTCATGGAGGAGAACGGTCCACAGATTGAGCAAGTCTTTGACACTATCTTCGGAGCCGTTGAAGCTGTCGCCACCAAGATTGGTGAACTTGCCGATGCTGTAATGCCATCCATCATGGATCTAATCAATGACGAGCAGTTCCAGGAGAATGTGGCAAGGCTGGGCGAGAACTTCATGATGATTGCTGATGAGGTAATCCGCTTCATTGAATCTGACCTCGGACAGTTCCTTCTAGATCTAACAGCTCAGTCAGTTATCGGTGGCTTAGAACTTTTGAACACCGAGCTTGAAAGATTGAACTCAGGTCTATATCTGTTGAATGAGCTTGTCAGTTTGCTTAGCGGCAAGGGTGTGACTCAAGACCTTGGTGCACTATTCGCTGGTGGCAAGTTCATTGGGATTGACTTTGAGGCTTTGATTGAGGACTTCCTTCAGCAGCAGGCTGCCACTACAAGTGGCCGGAATAGGCGTGCTGGTGGTGGGCCTGTGGCTTCCGGCAACTCTTTCCTTGTGGGCGAGATGGGGCCAGAGCTGTTCACACCTTCATCAGGCGGTGGCAGGATTACTCCTAATGATGCGCTTGGTGGGAACACTTACAACATCACAGTCAACGCAGGTATGGGAACTAACGGGGCTGCGGTTGGTGCGCAGATTGTCTCTCTGATCAAGAAGTTTGAGCGCACTAGCGGTCCAGTGTTTGCGAGCGCCTAATGGCGGTAACAGTTGAGCTTGGCCTCTCTAAGTCTTTCACCCTTGACGATCCTGTTGCAG